GATTTTCTTGTAGCAGTAGTAAACAAACTAGCGGCATCTACCCTGGTTTATAACATATCAAGTGTCTCCGCTCCAGCTATAACTAATGCAGCTAGTGGAGATTTATTAACGTCAGAAATCACCGTATCAATCCTAACGAGCTGGAGTTAAAATGAGTTCACAAACAGAAGACTTAGCCTTCTTAATAAAGATAGGCCAAATTAAAGAAGCACCAAAACAAACCGCACAAACTAAAAAAGAAGAGGAATAACAATGGCCATATACTTAAATAACAATGTAGGCGTTAAATTGGCTACTGCCGCTGCGCCTACAGTACCTTCAATAGATATTAGTTCTTATGTAACTAATGCAGTAATTAACCAAATTGTAGATGAGCTTGAAGTGACAACAATGTCCGATCTTAGCCATCGCTTCGCTCAGGGTCTCCAATCTGCTACATTTTCAATCGACTTTCTCAATGACTGGGCAGCCTCTCAGGTAATGACAACACTAAATGCAGCATTTGGTCAAACCCTAGCAGTATCAGTAATTACCGTAAAAGGTACTGCAGTGTCAGCTACTAATCCAACTTACCAATTTTCAATCTTGGTAAACAACCTGACCCCAATCGGTCAAGGTGGCGTAGCCGAAATTGCATCATCTAGTCTGTCCTTTACAGTAAACTCAGTAGTAACAGTGTCAACATCGGTGGCATTTTAACTAAGGAGTAATAATGGCAAAGCTAAAGATTACAAGGGCTAATGGCGAAGTTTCAGAACATAAAATTACGCCAGGAGTTGAATACGCTTTTGAAATTAGTAAAGGAATGGGCATCTCTAAAGCACTACGTGAGTCAGAAATGCAAAGCCATATCTATTGGCTAGCGTGGGAATGTTTACGTAGATCAGGTGCGCAAGTGCCTTTATGGGGTGCAGAGTTTATTGACAGCTTAGAAACTGTCGAGGTATTAGACGAAGAAAAAAAATAGTACAGCGTGATTCCATTCTCTATACAGTGGCTGCTATAAGTGTAGAGACTGGAATTGCGCCTAGTGAGTTTATTAACATGGACTCAGACATGCTGTCAGCAATTGTGCAGGTTTTAACAGATAGAGCCAAGGAGATCAAAAATGCCAGTCGAGGTCGTAGGCGTTAAAGATGTCATAAATGGTTTAAGTTTTATTGATGAAGACCTGAGAATAAGAGTTAGCAGTGCAATAGACCCGTTGATGAGGCAGGTTGCAGATAAAGCTAGGAGTTATGTGCCATCAAATAGCCAGGTGCTATCAGGATGGTCTAAACCATTATCTTCTAATGTTGATAAACCATTTCCCAAGTTTGATAGTGGCGTGGCTAAAGCAGGTATTGGTTATAATCCTGGCAAAAATAAAGTTTTAAAAAATGGCTGGCAAGTAAGCCAATATGTTTACAACGTTAGCAGGGGCGGCTCTATTTATGAAACCGCAGGTAGATTAAACCCACAAGGCCGAGCACCATTCACATTCAAGCATGAGGGTAGTGGCACGTATGTAAGAAAATCTGCTAAAAGCAAAGCATTAGAGGATTATGAATCTAACAATCCATTTGCGAGCCAACAATTTATTGCACAATTAGAGCCAGTTACAAAACCTAAAAGAGTACCTGGCCAACTTGGCCGTGGTGGAAGAAAAATGCAGGGTCGTTTAGTTTACAAGGCTTGGGCCGAAGATAGCATTAAAGTTTATGAAGCTATATTAAAGGCAATAGACAATACAGCTGTGGAGTTCACACGCAAAACAGCAATTAAAAAGGCTGCGTAATGGCCAATATATTTGTTGCAGCGGCGGCCACCTGGAACGGCAAGGCACTAAAAAAAGGTCAGAAGGATATATCGGCCTTTGATAAACAAACACAAAAATTAGGCAAGACTTTTAATCGTGTTTTTGCTACTACAGCATTAGTTGCATTTGGCAAAAAGACTATCAATGCTTTTGCGGCCGATGAAAAAGCCGCTAAATCATTAGCAGTACAGTTAGAAAATACAGGCAACGCATTCAGAGTAAATGAAGTAGAAGCCTATATTGCAGGTTTGCAAAATTTATACGGTGTGCTTGATGACCAACTTAGGCCAGCCTTTCAAACTTTGCTTAACGCAACTGGCTCAGTCACTTTAAGTCAAAAGGCTTTAGAAACTGCATTAAACGTAAGTGCTGGCACAGGTAAAGATTTAGCAACAGTCGTAGCAGCTATAGCCAAAGGAGCATCTGGCACTACTACAGCAATACAAAGATTAGGTACAGGATTAGATAAAACAGTAATAGCCACTGGCGACATGAATAAAATCATGGCTGCATTAGATGCAAAGTTCAAAGGCCAAGCACTAGCCAGATTAGAAACTTATGCAGGCAAGATGGATTTATTAAAAGTAAATGCTGCCAATGCTACAGAAATTATAGGCAAAGGCTTAATAGATGCTTTAACTGCTTTAGGTAAAGATAATTCAATACAAGATGCTGCAGATTCTATGAATAATTTTGCCCTGGCTATTGCCGATACAATAAGAGGGTTAAGTTTATTAGTTGCAGAAGTAAAAAAGTTTGCAGACACCGATGTTGGAAAATTATTAGCGGCCTTGGCGTTTCTTGCATTTGGATCTAAAAAACTAATTATTGGCGGTGCGCTTGCTTTAATTGGTTATGATATTGGCAAAAGTAACCCTGCATCAAAACCAAACGTAGGTGGCTATTCAGGCATACCAGATATACGTACTGCCCAGGCGTTACTAAAAGCACGTAAAGAAGAATATAATATAATTACAAAGAAAAACGCCTTAGAAAATAAGAACGTAGAAGAATTAAAAAAGAAGTTTGACCTAGAACGCGCAGGATTAACAGCTGCTTTGCTCAAAGCAACCGATGATGAGACTAAGTTACGTTTACAGGCTCAACTAGCCATACTTGACAATAACGATGCTTTGGCCAAGAAGATACTAGCAGAGATGGAAGCAGCCGATGCATTAAAAAAACTTGCCGAACAGGCAGCGGCGGCTGGTAAGAGTATTACAGAGTTTGCTTTAATCCAGGTTAGATCTTTAATCAATAGAATCAATGCTCAGATAGAATCAATTAACGCACAGTTTGGAATGCCGTCAACAAAGGTAAATGTGCCATCTGCTGCAACATCATTACCAGCTAGTTACTTCCAAGAACTAGCAGTTTCATTAGTTGGCACGAGTGCTTACAGTGGAATGAACGTTTCACAAATTGCAACAGAAATAGGCAGAGAATCTGGTAATAGATCAGTAGATGTAAATCTAACTGTTAATAGCCCATCTGGTGACAGGTTTGCGCAACTTATGGCTGAGAGTATTCAGGTTGCTAACCGTAGTGGTTACAACACCGCACCTAATGGCGGATTACCATAATGGCAGTACCAGTAATAAATGCAGTAATTAATTTTAGCACTGGTCCAGCGTTTCCACAGGCCATGATAATTGACCAGGGAATATTAGGCGTAAACGTTTTAGCAGATGCCGCAGCTGTAATTGTAGATGTATCTAATCAAGTTAATCGTATTGAGACTAACAGAGGTCGTACTGCACTATCAGATCAATTTCAAACAGGCACACTTACTTTACGCATAGTTGATCAAAATGGCAATTTCAATCCTATGAATGTCAGTGGACCATATTATAATTTACTTACACCTATGAAAAAGGTTCAAATAACTGCAACCTTTAATAATGTTACGTATCCCATCTTCTCAGGATTTATTACTAGTTATGTAACTACATACCCAGATGAGTCTGGTGAAGATTTAGCCATTACTACAATACAAGCCATTGATGCGTTTAGGTTGGCTCAATTAGCACAGATCAGCACAGTTACAGGTGCTAGTGCTGGCGATTTATCGGGCACACGTATAAATCAAATATTAGATACAATTTCATGGCCAGCAAGTATGCGTGATGTAGATGCTGGTTTGACCACCCTTCAAAACGACCCAGGCAGTGATAGAACAGCGTTAGCAGCTCTTACTACTGTAGCAACATCTGAATATGGTTCTTTATATGTAAACGCCAGTGGCTCGTTTGTTTTTCAGGATAGATCTGTAACTGTTGGATCTATTGCAGGAACACCTACAGTCTTTGCAGATAATGGCACAGGCATAGTTTATTTTGATGCTGCTTGGGTACTAAATGATGTGCTTATATTTAATAAAGCCACTATTACTAGGACTGGTGGCACTGCACAGGTGGCGTCTAATCAGGCATCTATAGACAAATACTTCTTACATAGTTATTTTCAAGACAACCTACTTATGCAGACTGATGCAGTAGCCCTAGATTATGCTCAGGCTTATGTGGCTAGTAGAGCTGAGACCACTATCCGATGTGATGCCATAGTCCTAGACCTATACACGCCTAATTATGATACAGGCGTAGTTGCAGCCCTAAACCTAGATTTCTTTGATCCAATAACTATTATTACTACGCAGCCAGGCGGATCTTTGCTGGAAAAGACCCTACAAATTTTTGGTGTTCGAATGAATATTAGCCCAAACGCTTGGAAGGTTACATTCGTTACACTGGAAAGTGTCATAGATGGGTTTATAATAGGCAACGTAGATTACGGTGTCTTAGGGCAAAACGTACTATCTTATTAAGGAGATATAATGGCAACAGGATTCCCAGCAGCAACAGGTGATGTACTTACCAGTGCTATGTTTAATGGTTTAACAGCATTTACAATAGGTGCTGCCAATACAGCAGACTACACAGCTGTACTTGCAGATCAATATCAAAATTTAAAGTTAATGAATAAAGCCACAGCTATAGCATTTAAGATCCCAACCGATGCATCTGTAGCATTCCCAGTAGGCACAGCAATTACAGTATTAAATATTGGTGCAGGTGTTTGCACAATTAGCGCAGTAACACCAGGCACTACTACAGTATTAAGTGCTGGTGCAGTCGCAGCATCACCAACAATTGCACAATATAAATCTGCAGTATGTCTGAAAACAGCTGCAAACACTTGGTATGTAGTAGGAGCAATTGCATAATGATTGGAAACATAATTGCTGGCACACTTGGCGTTAGCGCTCCACCTGCCGTATCCATTAGCGTAGATTATTTAGTAGTCGCAGGCGGCGGCGGTGGTGCCGCTGGATCATGGTCAGGCGGCGGCGGCGCTGGTGGCTATCGCACTTCTATTGGTGGTAGTCCATTAAGTTTATTAACTTCAACAAATTACACAGTTACTTGCGGCGGCGGCGGTACGCAAGGTGTCTGGTCGGGTACTTACAAAGGCACTAACGGTTCTAATTCTGTTTTTGATTCTATAACCTCAACTGGTGGCGGCGCAGGTGGCGCTTCTGTAAGTGCCCCTAATATTGCAGGTAGTAGTGGTGGTTCTGGTGGTGGTTCTGGTAATACTGGTGCTAATGAAAACAGTCCAGGTGCAGGTAATACACCTTCAACTTCACCATCACAAGGAAATAACGGCGGCGGTTCTATTCAAGTTGGTTCAGGTTATTATGCAGGTGGCGGTGGCGGTGGTGCTAGTGCGGTAGGTGCTAGTTCAGGCACTACTACTAAAGCAGCAGGTGGTGCAGGAAGTTCAAACTCCATTACTGGTTCAGCTGTAGATTATGCAGGTGGCGGTGGCGGTGGATTTGGTGGTGGTCAAAGTGGAACAGTTGCAGGCGGCGCAGGTGGTGGCGGTTATGGCGCAGCATTAGCAGGTGAAAACGGTACGGCTAATCGTGGCGGTGGCGGTGGTGGTGGCGGTAATACTTCTGGTACAGGTTACGCAGGTGGTAATGGTGGTAGCGGTGTAGTAATTCTTAGATACCCTGACACTAATACTATTAGTTTTGGCGCAGGAGTTACTGGTACAGAAAGTTCAGCTAGTGGTGGATACAAAAGAGCCACCATCACTGCTGGTACTGGAAATGTGAGTTGGGCATAATGGCACACTACGCTTTTTTAGATGAGAATAATATTGTTACCGAAGTTATAGTAGGTATTGATGAAACAGAAACTATTGAAGGATTAGATACCGAAACTTGGTATGGAAACTTTAGAGGACAGACCTGCAAGCGCACGTCATACAATGGAAAGATTAGATATAACTATGCAGGTATTGGCTTTATCTATGATGAAGTTAGAGATGCATTTATAGCACCAGAGCCTGATAACGCTACTGGCTTTGATGAGTCTACTTGTCAGTGGATTACACCAGTGGTGCAGTTTGAATAATAAGCCATGGCTATGCGCTGCAGGTACACAGTTAAGAGACCAAGTTGATTTGTGGTTCAGTGATCGTAGGACTACCAGTGATGGATGGCTGGGCGATGCTCGTCATGCCAAAAAAGGAAATGCCTCCGATCATAATCCAGACACAAATGGGTGTGTACGAGCCATTGATATTGATTCTCGCTTGGATTCATCCGAGGGGCTCTCAATATATCTGGCTGACCAGATCAGAGAATGCGCTAAATCCGATAAACGCATATCTTACGTAATACATAACGGCATGATCGCTAGCAAAATACTTAATTTTAAGTGGCGTAAATACAAAGGCTTTAACAAGCACTTGCGACATGTTCATATTAGCTTTACAAAGTTAGGCGATAAAGATGGCAAGCCGTTTGATATACCACTACTAGGAGGCAAGTTATGAACATGAAGAATCCATACATTTTAACATTAGGCGCATTCCTTTCAGCCTGGGCGGCATCCAATTTTGCAGCTGACTATCGTTCAATTTTGTGGGCGCTACTAGCTGGAGTCTTTGGCTATGCCACTCCTAAAAAATGAGCCCGAACGAATGGGTCGCTTTAAGCGTTGGCGTATGCGCCATCTCTACAAGTTTATTATTGGCTCTCCGCTGGGTTATTAAATCCTACTTGCAAGAACTGAAACCCAATTCTGGCTCAAGTATGAAGGATCAATTAACTAGGCTAGAACAGCGTGTTGATGATCTGTATTCTTTAATAGTTAAGCGACAATAATCACATGGCAGATACAAGGCGCAAGCGCAAAAAGATAAACAGGCGTGTGGTGCGTAAATCACCTGATCCATTATCTAAACTAGAACAGCACTATATTGCTATGAACGAGATCTACAAGGCTGCAAAAAAGGCAGGCTTCAACGAGAGCTGTGCTTTATATTTTGTAAGCGATAGGGCAACCATGCCCGACTGGGTAATAGGTGATGGCGGCATCATACCTAGTATTGATCCTACAGAAGAGGGTGAAGATTAAGCGTTGGCTAGTAATTTCAGATCTCCAGATTCCTTACCATCATGAGCAGGCAGTTAAAAACGTCATTAAGCTTGCAAGACGCGAAAAGTTTGATGAGGTTTTATGTGTCGGGGATGAAATTGATTTCCAGACAATTAGTAAATGGTCCGAGGGCACACCTTTGGCTTATAGCCAAACTCTTAATGAAGATCGTGCAGCTTGTCAAGACATTTTATGGGATCTTACCGAGTACAGTAAAAAAGCTAGTGTTATTCGTTCTAATCATACTGATCGGCTTTATAGCACTTTATTAAAAGCACCTGGCTTAATAGGTTTGCCAGAGTTGCAGTACCCTAAGTTTATGGACTTTGCATCTATGGGTATTGATTATCACAAAACAGCTTATGAATTTCACCCAGGGTGGGTATTAGCCCACGGCGATGAGGGAAGCATGAGCCAGCACGCTGGAATCACTGCGCTCAATTTAGCCAAAAAATGGGGCAAATCGGTCATAGCAGGACATAGCCACAGGCTGGGCATGAGTGCCTACACAGAAGCCATAGGAAGCCATTACAGGCCTTTATATGGTGTTGAGGTAGGTAATCTAATGGATCGGAAAAAAGCCTCTTATATCCGCTATGGAAGCGCGAATTGGCAGATGGGTATTGCTATACTAGAAGCCATAGGAAAGACGCTAACACCCACGTTAGTGCCTATTTCAAAGGATGGCTCATTTACAGCTCTAGGGCGGTATTACGGGTAACATCGTTACCTAATCGTTATACAAATACGCCCCAAAATCATCCACAAAGTCGTACACAGATGCAACACTACAACTATGCCGCAAAATATGTAGGCATAGTTAGGGCTATATGAAGATCGAGATACAAATTAACGCTACAGACTTTGAGCGTTTATGGGTTAATTCAATGCAGTGGCGTGGACAAGATTGGGAAAAGCAAGCAGATCGCTTTGATCCAATGCCTGTGTTTACCTGGAAGTATGCATACTGGTTTGATGATTATGCATCACTTAAAATTGCACAAGCTTTTTTAAATGGCGTAGGTGGCACACGTGGCTTATCTGAATCACATAGCGATGATGCTGGTGGCTGGGTATTGCTAACTAATTATGTAAGCCCATGTTGGTTACAAAATCAGCACATGGCGGTGAACGCATGATTGAGACAACTGCACCTTGGATAGTGCTCTATAGCGTGTTAGGTTATTTTATTGCTTGGGGCGTTTACTCAACAATTAAAGACAATGCATTTCAGTCAGGTTATTGGAAAGGCCGTAAAGACGGTTTTGAAATGCACCGCAGAATGATAGATGCCAAAACTAATGCCGACAACAACTGAGGCGTTTTTTGCAGCAGCTACTAAACTCATCCACGAGCGAGGCACAGTTTACGGACATCCAATTCACAACATGGAGCGGATTTCAAAGCTGGTCAGTTCGTATATTGATTACCCACTCATGCCGCACGACATCTGTATTATCAATATCTTACAGAAGATCAGTAGGTTACAAGAATCACCTGGTCACCTCGACAGTCTTGTCGACATCGCAGCATACACCGCACTTTATAAAACAGTTTACGATGCGGAAGTCGATAACAAAGATGATTGGAAGGACTAATGGCCTTTGATCTAAGTCAATATGAAACGGTCGATGAAAGATTACACAAATGGTGGAAGGAGTTCCCAGATGGAAGATTGGAAACAGAAGTTATCGAGGCCTCAAACACTAGATTCATTGTTATTTGTAGGCTATTCAGAACGGAAGTCGATCTCAAACCGTACGCTACTGGGATTGCGAGTGAGACTGTTAGTGATCGTGGCGTTAATGCGAATTTTGCTCTTCCTAACTGCGAAACAAGCGCAATTGGTAGGGCGATTTCAAATGCGGGTCTCTCAGCTAAAGGCAAACGGCCAAGCCGAGAAGAAATGGCCTCAGTAAATGAAAAACAATTTACGCCTAAATATGGCAGGCCAGGATCTAAGTCGGCTGCAATGGAGTATGCGTTACATCTTACTGACACACAATTTAAAGATACTGCTAACGAGCCTGTTTCTGTTGCTTGGTCTATTGGCGACAGCATTAGTCAAATTAGTGAAGTTCCTACTGTTGGGTTTACTTGTAGGCATGGTGATATGGTAAAGAAAGAAGGTATTGCTAAAGCAACGAATAAACCGTATGCAGGTTATGTATGCAGCGCACCTAAAGGCGATCAATGTGATGCTAAATGGGCAAAACTCACATCTGCAGGCACATGGTTTTGGCCCGATGATGCAGAGCCAGGTAAAGGGGGTGAATAAATGGGATATGTTGAAGTACTAAATGGGTCAGGCTTTACATTACGCATGGAAAATGATAATGAAAGCCTAAACCCTAGTACCGAGCGTTGTGTAGCTTGTAATGACGACAGGCTAATACATTCAGGTAATTTCTTAGTATGTACTCAGTGCCACTGTAGGCAATAAGAATGGGGATCTTAACACATGCATGCACAATTTAAATGTAATGGCTGTAAAGGCAAAACCGAGTTTTTGTGGTTAGAGCAGCTTGATACGCCAGAAGGTTTCAAAGCGTATCAGTGCATGGAGTGTGGTTGCGTTGGCGTTAAAAACATAGCCGAGGCATTACATATACCCGACAGTAGCATTGATAGGTGTGCCAAGTGTGGTGGCTGGCAATTTCTAAATACTGGTTGCCATACTTGCGCATTAATCGAGGCACGATGAAGCCTTATTATGAAGATGATTTCATTACGCTTTATAATGCTGATTGTTTAGCAAATACTGAGTGGGCTAACCAAGCCGACACAATGGTTACCGACCCACCTTACGGCACTGGGCAGACAGGCTATGGCCGTGAGGGTAGGGAAATAGCAAACGATTTAGATACCAGGGTTAGAGATGAAGCTTTGCAGCTGTGGGGCGATAAACCTTATGCCATGTTTGCTAGTGGCAAAATGCCTAGCCCTAGTTTTACTTGGGATCACCAGTTAATATGGGATAAAGCCGTTGCAGGGATGGGCGGTAAAGTACGTTACCAGCATGAATTGTTATATGTGTACAAATATGGACAAATAGGTAATGGCTTTAGTGTTATACGTGTATCTAAAGAGTTGTCATTAACAAAACTACATCCACATGCCAAACCATCTAGTTTGATGGCCATGATTGTAGGGGCTGCACCAGATGGCGTAATTATTGATCCGTTTGCTGGTATTGGTGGCACACTTATAGCTGCTAAGCAATTAGGCCGCAAGGTTATTGGTTATGAATTAAACATAGAATATTGCGAGGTTATTGCAAACCGAGCTGCACAAGGAGTACTAATATGAGTTTCGCCACGCCGTCTGACCTGCGGTTATGTTAATGGCTATTGACATTGATGCTACCCTCAAAAAGCGTTCGATCTTAAATCGAAAAGCTGAGCCGCCAAAGGCTAGGCTCGGGAGGCGCAGAGTTTGGCTGGCGCTTTGTGTAATTGCATTTACAGTTTGCTTTTCAAAAGATTATTGCCTGGCTAAAGATCATTACAAATCAACACATTATAAGCAATACATACTAATAACATTAAATGATTTAGATGAGACATACTGCTTAATAGAGTTATATACAGCTGAAAGCAGGTTTAACCCAAAGGCACGTAATGGTTCACACTATGGCATACCACAAGGTAGGTCTAAGTATTTGGCTACTGCTACTGGTACTAAACAAATTGATTGGGGAATCAAATACAATTTAGTGCGTTATGGTTCTATGTGTAAAGCATTAGAGCATTACAAGACAAAGGGATGGCATTGAGCGATCGTGCAATAGGTAGTGGTAAGTGGAAAAAGCTGCGCATTACCATACTTGACCGAGATGGCTGGGAGTGTGTCGTATGCCATAAACCAGCGCATACTGTCGATCACATAATACCTCGCGTAAAAGGCGGCAGCATGTGGGCAACCGATAACTTACAAAGCATGTGCAAATCGTGTAATAGCGCGAAAGGAGGCCGTTTTTTTAGCCACAAGGCGAC